TGTAAGCAGTGTAATCGGTTGCAGCAGTAGCGGTTCCATTAGAACCACTTGTTAGTGGATAAGTGGCTGCAACAGGGTCTGTTCCAGATAAACCGTTTGCTAAAACTTCAATTTCAATATTTGGTGAAACAAGATTAATTACTGTTTCAGCAAAATCGCTAGAAGTTGCGTCATCAAATACTATATTTTCATATCTCTCTAATAGTACATCATCAGAAATGTCATTAGCAACACCTGATTCTTTATACAGTGTCAGAGTAAAGGTGCCTGATACAGAACCTGCAGTAACAACAACTCTTAAGTTGTTACCATCTGTCCCTGCATTTTTAGATGTAACAGTTGCAATTTGTGCAGAGCCATTAATAATGTTTCTTGATGCAGCAACAGCATCAGTGGCAAGTAGGCGTTGAACATATAGTTCACGTCCACCGTTAGAAAAGAATGAGCCAACTTGGAAGGTGGCTGGGTAGGTTGCGTTGTAACCTCCAAAGTACTTGGTAAATTCATACCAAGAAGTAACAAGCGTTACTGTTTCTGGGCCTTGTGCAAAAGGTGCAACAACTGCGCCAGCAGCATTTGCAGTAACTCCACTTGGAAGTACTGGTGGTAATAGGCGTTCACTGATGTAAACACCTGGGCGGCTATAAGCCATTTTTTCTCCTAACTAGTTTGGGGGAGGGACCTTATGGTGCCGATTGAGTGTACGAATCGATGGTAGTGAACTGAGAGCGATCTATGATCTGACTTCCAGTTGTACCTGTGACGTTAACTTGCAACACTTTGTACATCTGTTTGTATGTCTCAGCCGCAATCTCACTTGAGACACGGACTGTTATTGCATTTACGAATAATCTTCGTCCTTGCTCTGTAATGTCTCTTTTAGAGATATCCAGAACATCTAAGCGGCGAGTAGTGCCGAACACAGTGTTTGGTCCTGTATCTAGGACAGCAAACCTCAAGGGAAGTTTTGAGTAAAGTAATTGCGAAAGAATTTGACGGTCATGACGTGGTTGACGAGAGTAGGTAGTAACTTGATAATCAATGTTTACAGGTATTGGGTAGTTAATTTCCCAGTCATGCTCATCAGTATCCCAAGCAGTGTTGGTTCCAATAACAGATGGATTAGTTAAGTACGCTGGCTTTACCTTGCCTCTCATGGCACGGGAAAAATCTTCGGCAATATCAATCATGTCAATTGTGATGTATGGATAAGACTGTGCTCTAATTTCTTGATCAGGTTGTCCAAACCAGACTCCTACCTTTCGGGTAGTTCCTGGAGTGGCAGTTCCACCTGATGCAACACTAGCAATGTTGGCATTGGTCTTTGCATATTTAAAAGTAGTCTCACTTGGTATTAAAGTAATGTTGTAAGTGCCATTAAACGGAGTAGATGCTCCAGCAATAGTTACAGTATCTCCCACCTCAAATTCATGCGGTGCTGATGTTGTAATTGTAACTACGTTAGACAGCAATGCCTTATTAGTAATTGTTTTAACGGTAGCAGAGGAAGCCTTCTGATCTGTTACTGTCATCTCCTTTAAGAGATTACGAAGTGCTTCATCTTCATCTAATAAGAATGTCATAGGTAGCCATCCATGTGGCGCATAGTACGAGCCATCAAGAACTTCTCAGCCTCATGCTGACGGTTATTAAACCGACGCATTGCAGCAGTTGGGTTTCTATCTGGAGTTCCATACTCAAGGTTTAAAATCTCTGCCTTGTGATCTGGGTTGCCATGAATAGTAAAGGCGCCATCAGAGTGACGAACATGCAGATTCCGCACAATGTTATCTGGCCAGCCAGATGCTCTAGCCTCTGATCGTAGGTGAGCACCCATGTAGCGAGTGGTTTCCATACTGGCTTTGTTTAAAGATTCTCTGGCTTTTTTAAAGTATGTCACTTCTTTTTCTTCGCCTTCGCCTTTGCCTTTGCACCAACGTAGACAGCCCCTGCAAGATAGGCTGCGGTTGTACCTGCAATTAGCGATGCGATAGCGGGACGTTTTTCTTGAGGGCGGAATCCAAACACACCCCGAATAAACTCTTCACGTTCTTGCTGATTGTTCATCTCAGCAACTTGTTCGTACCAAGGCTTATAAGCCATAATAAATAACCCCTTTATCGCAACCTGTGGGACAGTAGTCAGGCACCGCAGCGGTGTTCTGATAAAGCAAGGATATAAGAAAGGCCCTCTAATTGAGGGCCTAACTTTTGTTTTTTATACTACTTTTTTCTTCTTCTTTTTTAGCGCCTTAAAATCTGCGCCAGTAATTTTCTCTACAGGCTTTGCTGCTCCTGCAATCTTCTTCTGCTTAGGGCTTAGTGACTTCTTCATTAGTTAACCTTTCTGGCAAGTGGAACACTTGCACTTGCAGTTCTTCATGGTGCATTTAAGGGCCATTATTTCTTGTCCTTCTTCTTATCAGTCTTCTTCTTGGCATACTTCTTATTAGCAGCGGCTAGAGTCTTCATGCCGTGCTTGTCTTTTGGCTTCATACAGCCACAGGTAGCGCACATTATTTACCCTTTGGCTTTGGCTTGGCTTTTGGACCCTTACCGAATCCTGGCTGACCCTTTTTCTTACCACATCCACATGTTGCACACATTGGCTTTTCCTATCTATGTCTTGCCGTTTTTTTGGCAATTGTTTTTGGTTGTTTTACAAACTGCTTCCCCTTGCTATTGCCTTCTGCTTTAGCACGGTTGGTAGCAGCCTTTTCTGAAGGAGTAAGAGTATCCCACGCTTTGTCTGGTAGGTAACGCTTTTTGCCTTTAGATTCTTTTCCATCTGAAGTGCGCCATTTTTCATTGCCCCACTTCTTCAGGGATTGTTGTGATTTTGCAAGAGCCATCTTAGTTCTTATAACCTCCGCCTGCCTTCTTATACTCAGATGCAAGTAGTTGAGCCTTACGTGCTGACCACTCTCCAGGATCTCCGCCCTTAGTGCCAGCCTTAATTTTTTTAAATAGAGCCTTACGTTTTCCTGGTTTTGTATAGTTACCAGCCTCATTAACTTTAGACTTTGGTTTCTTAGCAGCCATTACTTTGCTTTCTCTTTCTTATGAGTCTTAACTTTACCAGCAGGAACACAGTTAGGGACTTTTTTTCCGTTTTTAATTTTAAAACCTTTTTGAACGTAGCCATCCCAACAAGGTCCTTGCTTTGCCATTATCGTCCCTGACTTCTGTGAGGATTGTTTTTGTGCCAACTCTTTACCGCTTTGACACCCTGCTTAACTGTTTTAGATCCACCTTTTTTGGTTAGGTTTATCTTATCCCACTTCCCTTGATTTCCAGCGTGATCTACAATTACGTCGCCTTTTTTATTCTTCTTAACAACGTGCTCAGTACCGCCAGCCTTTAAAGTCTTTGGCTTCTCGTCTTTCTTTTTATCTGCCATCAGGTCACCGATTTCTTGTGCTTGTAACGGATAGGGGCTCTAGGCCTTCTTACTATGCCGCCCTTCTTTCTCTTTAACTTTGCGCCACCAGACTCATACTTGCTCTCAGTGACATTTGTTTGAATATTCTTTTGAGGCTGCTTACCAGCCCTTGCGCCAATTCCTCTACGTCGCCTTGGCATTACTTACTCTTTTTCTTCTTTGACATTCCCGCTTCGCTCATTGCAATCGCAACCGCCTGCTTCTTTGATTTAACAACTGGGCCTTTACCAGGACCCTTCTTACCGCTATGAAGTTTACCTTCTTTATATTCCTTCATAACCTTTTCTACTTTACCCTTAGCCTTTTTAGTTGCCATCATCTTCCTCTTCTACTTGGTCATCTAATTCTACTGTATCAAACTCAAAGAGGGATGGGTCTAATAACTCCTCAAAATTTCCCACGATTAATTTGCGTAGGTTTGGAACTGAGGATCGTTGACTAACTCCTCCTGGCTTACTAGGTTACAGTCAATAGTTACTACTGAGTAACGTTCGGCGTATCTTCCACGAGGTAAGACTCTGGTAGGTACAAATACCTCATCCTGGAATACGACACGGTCTTTGATGTGCTGGTTTGGATCGGTGACCATTGCAGGAAGTA